ATCGGGGTCATGGTGCTCAGGAAAGTCTCTTTCGTGGCATCGGAGATCAGCCCGTGGAGAGTGCCGGAGGAAACGTACATCTTCCCGGTGGCGGCATCCTTGCGGAGCTGCGAGCCCTTGATCTCGGAGTCCTGGAATGCCTGGGAGATCTCTTCCTTATATCTCCCGACCAGTCCGAGGTCCTGCTGCCAGCCGGGGAACTGAGGCTGGGACTTGATTATCTCGTCATCAGGCAGGAAAGGATCACGGGAGGCCGGAGCATCGGCTTCGGACTTGTAAAAGTCCTCGGAAATGGTCCCGGCGCGCTCGATGGCGGTATCCAGCAGCACGCCCTTGGCAAGATCTTCCGCGATCCTGGCAAGGATGTTGTCCGTGATGTTGACCGGCTCCCAGGTGGTGATCTCCCTGCCCTTGCGCAGGTGCCGCCGGAGCGCGTCCAGTTCCGAGACTGCTGCTGCCTTGTTGCGGAACCTGCCCTGAGTGGGGGCAAGACCCTGACCGCGCTTACGTGATCCGTTATTCCCGGTCCGCCCGGTACCGCCGGATTCTCCCCGCTGCGGGCGGAGTGTCCCGGTAGCAGCCGCTGCCGCTATGTGCTGGGGGGTCTTCGAGGGATCCGGGCGCGACGGGGAGACCGGTGCCGGATGACTCCCGTTCGGCTTCGTCGCGGAAGTGCCCTTCTTCGGAGACGCCCCGCTCTTAGCTGAACCGCCGTTCTGTCCCTGGGTGAGCATCGCCTGGATGAGCTGGGGTGCCATCGAGAACGGGATAGGCCCGTTCGGGGTCATGACGATCGGCTCGGAGGTCTCCTGCAGCCCCCACGGGGGCATGTCCAGCCGGTCCCTGACCTCATCGATGGATGCGATGCCATTCTGCACCTGCTCCACCCCGAGAGAGGTAATAGCCTGCTTATCCTCGTCATTGACCAGTCCCTCGAACTCGAACTGCATGTCCGGATGACCGCAGATATCCTGCAGGACGTAATTGAAGATATCCGCGATCCACTTGAGCAGGGGCAAGGTGGATTTGCGGGATTTCACGTCGCGGGCTTCCTGCCCGGAAAAGCGGACACCGGACGCAGAAGGACCTGTCGGGGTGCCCCCGATATCGGGGATAATACCTAGTTCCTGTGGCTGCACGTCGAATGCCATGCAGACCTGGTTCATGACCAGGTAGTCAAAAGAATCGCTGAGGTCCACCGGGCGCTGCGGCTCGACTTTGCTTCCCGGGGGCAGTACGACGACCTTGAGATGGTAAGCCGGATCCCCCGCGAGGGCATTCAGCGCATTCTGCAATTCCCCGATCTGAGTAGGCGTGATATTTGCATCGCCTGGCGATATGTAAACGGCGGGAACTGTGCCTTCGGTGAAATAGTCAAGCTGGAATTCCTGCTTCTGCAATCCCGAGATGATAGGCAGCAGCGCCCTTTCCACCGGAGGGAACCCGTAAGGGGTCTCCCTTGTCACCCAGTACGGGGCGTAGAGCATGATATCCGCGTTGAAATCATTGACTTCCGCTCCGGCGAGGCCGTAATCCTCGATGTCGGAACCGGTCGCAATGGTCATGTAATCGCTGCGGGGAACTCCATAAAGAAATTGCTGGTAAGCTGGGGCGGGGGGTCTGGGATGCCCGCCGTGAATGTCAATCAGCGGGCGGATGGTAGGTCCGGAAACCAGGTTGAGGGAATCCAGGTTACTCCCGAGCAGCCCTCTTCCCCCCATTCCGAAAGATGCGCCGTACTTGGGGCGGAAGACCATCGCGAGGGCATCATAAACGAACACTTCCTCCAGGAACGCATTGAGGAAGCTATCGAAATTCCAGAAATCAGGATCGGGGCGCTTGAAGAACTTCTTCGCTTTTGCCTTGCGCTCCCCGAAATCCTGCATTGACTTCCGGTCGCCCTGGTATGCTTTCGCAGCATCGGTGGTCAGGGTGATATCCCATCTCAGCCCCCGGATCTCCTCGATGCGCAGCTCGATGGCTGCCCTGGCGACGGAGTACTTCTGGGCGAGGGTCCTCAGCTGATCGAAGGACGCGAGCTTGAGTCCTTCGGAGCCAGGCGGGGTCGGGAGGTTCCAGGCATTGCGGTACTGCCAGTAACGGGGACCGGGAAATGTCCCCCCGGGCGGCGGCTCATCGACCGGAGTCGGCTGGATCGGGGACATCGGCGCGAACGCGCCATCTGTGAATGTCCTGGACGGTCTCGGCAGGAAAGGCCCGTAGGTATTGGCGTAGGAGTTGTTGTAGTACATCTCCGCCTGGATGGGACTGATCCTGCCCATGCCGGAAGACTGGGGGGCGTAGGTCGGACGCGCCCCGCCGGGGATGGACTTCAGTGCGTTGACGATCGCACTAGCTCGTGGCAATTAACCTGCTCTCATGAGACTTGCAGCTGCCCGCCGATAAGGACCGGGATTTCCGGGCTGTCGGTGATCTTAATATAGATGATATAACTCCCGATCCCCAGGGTGATCGTCCCGGCAGGACCGACCAGGCACTTCGCAGAATACGGGTACAAGACATTTGTCGTATCAGTATCCCAGCTTCCGGAAACCCAGTCACTGACTTGCGGGACCTGGGTGGGGGTGGGCATGAAAGCGAACTGGACCGCATCCGCAACCGGATTGTACGGGAGCCCCGACTTGGTTGCCACTACGGGGATGAGCACGTATTCCGTCGCGAGATGTGACATCCCTATGGTGGAGAATCCCACATTCCACTCCGTCCATGCGATGTCGGTATCCCACTGGATGACTGCCGATCCGGTTTCCCAGTCCATTATGCTGGTACCTGCCATTGCGTTCTCGCGTTCCCGGGAAGCCACCTGAGATACGGCACCCCGAGACTGAATCTCAGCGCGACCACAGATACCGATCTGCTCACCGGAGAGGACGCGCTGACCTGTGCCGAGCCCTTACGGAAAGGACCGGGTGCCCTGTTCCCGATCCCGATAGGACCGTGCAGGGGATAGACCTTCGGTCCGCGCACCGGGTTGCGGACAGGACCGCCCGGGTTGCCGAGAGTCCTGCCGCGCCTGGGCAGCGGGATTCTCGCCGCTACCGGCGAGTGCAGCGGATAGACGGCAGCGGGGATAACCGGAGGCGGGGTGCCCTTGCCGGAGATGATCCTGCCACGCTGCGGCAGTACGATCCGTCCCCGGACCGGAGTCCTCAGCGGGTAGACAGGAGCCGGTACCGCCTGCGGGAAACCGGAGCTGCCGGACGCGCGGCCCTTGCTGAAAGCCTGCGCGATGCGGGAACGGGCCGGTCCGTGCCACGCGGGGAACGCCGCACCCAGGCTTGCATTGCGGACCGGGGCACCCGGGCTGGAAGCAGTCCGCCCTCTCGGCGGCGGGATGATCCGGGCTCTCGCAGGCGATCTCGCCGGGTAGAACGGGGGTCCGATGATAACCGGAGGCGGATTCTGTACCGGACCGCCAGGATTAGCGGTGATCCGCCCTCGCGGAGGGAAAGTGATCCTGATCCGCGCAGGAGATGCTGCCTGACGGAACGGCGGACCGCTGTAAACCGAGAAGCCCGCACTGCCCTCAGCGCGACCCCGGGAGAAAACCTGCGGGATACGGGCCTGGACCGGGCGTATGATCTGCCGGAAGAGCGGACCTGCTCCCGGGTTCCTGACCGGGGCACCCGGGTTCGAGACCGTGCGCCCGCGCAGAGGCAGCGAGGGACGGATGCGGCTCGGGCTGGTCGCTGACCTGAAGACAGGACCGATAATCCCGGGTACCGGATTGCTGACCGGACCGCCGGGACTGGAGGCAACCCTGCCTCTGCGGGGAAGAGGGTCAACCGCCTGTACCGGGAAGGGACGCTGGCGGAAAACCGGACCTGTTCCCGGATTCTGCGCCGGAGCACCGGCACTGGACCCGGCATGCCCTCTGGAGAATGTCCGGGGAACAGGTGCCCGTACGGGAATGGTGCCCTGTTCAAAGACCGGTCCGGTCCCGGGATTCCTGGCAGGACTGCCCGGATTGGAATAGATCCTGCCCCGGGAGAAGACTTGCGGGATCCTCGCCTGAATGGGCGTGATAGCCTGCTCGAAGACAGGACCGGTTGCCGGAGGGGAAACCTGGACTCGGGATCCTGCGCTGCCGCTGGTGCGTCCCCGTGGGGAAACCTGCGGGATGCGTGCCTGTACCGGCGCGGATGCCTGCTCGAAAAGGGGACCGCGCACCGGGTTGCGGACCGGAGCCCCAGGACTGGAGCCGATCCTGCCAGCACGAGGCTGAAGCTGCGGGAGACGCGCCTGGACCGGAGTGGTCGCTGGCTCGAACGGAGGTCCGTGAGCCGGGTTGATGACCGGGGCACCGAAACTGCTCCCGATCCTGCCAGCCCGTGGCTGCCAGGGCGGCAGGGATACCCGGACGGGCTTGATGACCTGCCGGAAGACAGGACCCTGAACCGGGTTGCGGACCGGAGCCGGGGGACTGGAATATACCCTGCCGCGAAGGACGGGCTGCTGCGGGAGCCGCGCCCTGATCGCAGCGCGGACCGGGTAGAACGGGGGTCCGGTCCGCGCTGCGGTTACCCGGACCGCGACGAGAGGGGAAGCGTAGGTGCGTCCCCTGCGAGGCAGCGGGAACCGGGACTGGACAGCCCGGGGAGCCTGCCGGAACGGCGGACCCGCAGTGGGATTCTGGGGAACGGGATAACCACGGATGGCACGGCAGGTTCCGCGTCGTCCTAGTCCCGGGAGACCTTGCTGGCCAGTCCTTATCTTAGCCCGTACCGCCTGGGAGAACAGCAGGAGCAAGCTCATGGACTAGCTCCTTAACTCCTCCAGGTGACCTTCCTAGAAGATCTTCACCCCGACGCCCGGGACAGCGCCAGCGGTACTTCCGACCGAAGTCATCCCAGACGGCGCAGCAGTCGGGAGCACTCCGGCACCCAAGCCGGTGGTACGCCATGCGCAGTCAGCACCCGGCACCGTCGAAATCCATCCCGATTGCGGGACGTAGGGTGACGGACCCACGATGGAGCGGATCTGGGAAGCAGTAGTACCCGCCGTATCCATCTTCAGGGCGAGCCAGTACAACCCCGGATCCATCGGCTGGTTCAGTGAGCTGGACTTGATTCCCGCCGTGGTGACCGTGATGCTGCTGTCAGCCACACGCTCTCCTAACCGCTGTCACATAGTACTCATCCAGTACGAGGAACCGGGACCAGGAGAAACCGCACCTGCCAGCTTGAACGCGACGAGCATGACAGCGAAGTTCACGTTGCCGCCGCTGATCCCGAATGAAGCGGACTCGCTGCCTCCGGTCGAGTTCTTATATGCCAGCTCCAGGTTGGAGATGTTGGTGGCATTCCGCCCGGTGACTGCCCCGGCACTTCCCGGACCCGCCGTCGCGCCCGTATACCCGGCTGGATCCGACCAGGTGGCGATGACATCCTCGTAGTCACCGTAGATCGCGGTCAGGTACTCGCTGGCGGCTGCCGAGGAATACCCGGGACTCCCGGTTGAGGTCCCCGTGCTGCCGTTGATGCTTGCAGCAGATCCGTCGAGCATCGCGGACGTATTCCCGGGGAGGAGCCCGGATACTTCCTGGATCAGGATCGACGCAGCGCCACCGGATGCGGAAGCCGTCGTCGCGGTAAGCGTCGGCTTGATCCCGGCATCCCCGGCGGGGGTATCCAAGGCGAACAGGTAGAGGTTGCCATCGGCGTTCGGGTACGCCTTGACGGCAAGCTGCGTCCAGGCGGTACTTGCGCCGTCCTTAACCGATGACACCGTGATACCGGTGTTGTTGTCTCCGACCGCGACAATCGCGATGATCTTACTGCCCGAGGTGCAGTTCGCCGTGGTGAACGTCGCGGCGATCGTCGCATTGGCGGCAATATCAGCAGTGGCGGATGCAGACTGGAGAACAGACCATCCCATGAAAGGCTACCCCTCGCCCGTTCTGCCTTACTCGGAAATGACCAGCGAGCAGTCCAGGTTCACGGCGGAAGTAGTGCCCGCAGCACCCAGTTCATAGGTAAGGGCCAGGGTAGAGTTGGTCACATTCAACTCGAATCCCGGGGTAAACCATTCGCCCCAGTTAGCTCCTGCCGTGCACGGGGTGGTCTGCGTCCACAGGGGCGCGGTGGTCATGACGGAGAATGTCCCCGTCCCCGATCCGTTTGCCGTGGAGAAAATCCACGCGCTCGCGGCGGCAGTCGTGGACTGGGAGATCGGGGATGCTGTCGCGGTCCCCACGAGAATCCCGGAGAGAGTCCCGGAGACCCTGCGCAGCCGCCAGGTGATCGTCCCGTTCGCCGGGTAAGAAGCGCCCGCAGCAGAATATGTGCTGACGCGGATTGCGGAGATATTGTACTCTCCCGCAGTACCCCCGTACATGAGGACCTGCTCAGCCCCGGCGACACCGCCGGTCCCGATAGAGATCCCGGTGATAGTCGTGCCGAGGTCCACGTTATAGACGCGACCAATTGCCACACATTCTCCTTTGTGTCAGGTTAATGATTTTCCCCGACACGTAAGCCGGGATAAATAAAAAACGGCATCAAGCTGGCTGGAGGCGGGATTCCCGCAGCCTGGCGACCGTAGCGATATCTTCCGCCATGCGCTCCGAGTTCCGCCACTTGTAATACACCTCGCGGTCGGCAGCGAGCTTCTCCCCGGAATCTTTCGACGTCTGGTCAGCCTTCCAGGCGTGATCTACCGCGACAGCCCGCAGATGCCGCAGGCATCCCGCGCCCCTGCCGAGGTCCGCCCAGACGTTATCGATATACCAGTGCTTCAATCCGGGCAGGCACATCCAGCCGAGTGCTCCTACGATATCACCGGACATGAAGACCGCCTCGGGAATGTCCTCCCTGGTGCCGTCCCAGGGATAGGCGAATCCCGTCCCGCCCATATCGGTGATAGCACGAGTCAGTGCCTTATCCCATCCGGGAGTACGGGGAACATGATCATCACCGATAGACGCGAGGAAAGGATACTCAGCTGCCCGGCGGACGGCAATCTCGTTGGTCCAGTCCGCGAGTCCCTTACGAGCACCGGTCTCCAGCTCATCGCCGGAGCTGCCGCTGCGCTTCATGACATATTCGTAACGGGACAGCTCGGGATCATCGTCATCTACCGCAACGTGGACATGAGTTGCCATCCCCGCAGTCGCGCGGACTGCATCCAGCAGCCTGGCGATGTTCTGCGGACGCCCCCGGCTTGGCACGATGAGCAGCAGGTCACCGGTCATCAGGTGATTCTTCCTCCGTTTTCCCGGCAGGTACTTTGCCGCTGACCCAGGCGCGGAGGTATGCCTCGCGATGCCACGGGTTCTCCCAGTCGAATTCGCCGCTATCCAGCAGCATGAGCAATTTCCCTATCAATGCGAATCACCCCGAGACCGTATTTCCCGGGGATATCCTCCCAGGAAAATCCCGTCTTCTCGCAGTAATCATCCAGCGCCAGCCGGACTGCAGGATAATTCTCGCGAGGGCATTTATACCCGAGCAGGCGGGTGTCATGAAACAGCGCTATCCCCCCGGGCGCGACCCGGGGCATGTACGTATTCAGCTCAGCGAGCGTGTGCTCATACTCATGAGAGGTGTCAAGGAAAAGCACATCAACCTGCGCAGGGAGCCGCGCCTGGATCTTCTCGTCCATATCGTCACCGTGGATGAATGTCCATCTCCGGCTCCGGGACCAGGGCATCATGCCTTTCGGATCACGGATCACGTTGACGATATCAACAGAGGTGACGTGCCCGTCAGCCTTCTCTGCGGCAGCAAGGAAGGCCATGGTGGAATTACCCCGGCGTGCCCCCAGCTCCAGTACCCGGACATTCTCATATGAGCATGCCTGCTCATGCAGGTACGGCAGGTACTCCTGGATATCACTCCAGCGGCTCAGGCGATCCAGGTAACCGGCATGATGAGTGATGATGATCTTGCCCTGACTGCCGTCGTAGGCATGCGCAAGCGGCACTACTTCCCTATCCGCTCTTCCAGTGCCCGGATTACCGGGATCCAGTACTGGTCAAACACCCGGTCGGCGTCAAACAGCTGGGCGAAATCATAAGCGGGCTTACAGGGGAGCTGTCCTTCCTCCCGCGCCAGGAACGCCATCTCGTAGGCTTGCTCGATGTCATCAGCTTCCGGGCGCTGCCACCACGCCCCGTGCCCGGCTGCCCAGAACGGGGTCCCCGCGACCGTCCAGCCGCCGCCGCACAGCTCGGACATCGCGGAACCATCGGTAGTGATGACCGGGATGCCGCAGGCTTGCGCCTCGATCAGGGGAAGCCCGAAGCCCTCCCCGTAGGAGCACAGGCTCAGCACGTCCAGTCCCCGGTACCAGGCCGCGAGCTGCTCCCTGGTAATCATCCCCATGTCATAGGAATAACCGTCCGGGAATCCGATAGCACCCGAGATCCCCAGTCGTGCCGCCATGCCGTGAAGATTCAGCCCGGGATTCGCGACGGGAGTCGTGTGGAGCGCCAGGAAACTGTCCGGATGCCGGGCGTGGAATCTCGCAAAGGCAAGCATCTGCTCTGCGAACGCCTTCCTGTTCGGGTCCCGGTTCATCGCGCACAATCCGATAACGAACGTATCTTTACCTATCCCGGGGACGGTATCCCGGTAGGGTTCCGGATCTCCCGGGCAGAAGATCTCCGTATCCACGCCATGCGGGACATACAAAGGTTCCGCGCCCTCGTAACGCAAGATGCGCTCCCCGAAGCGGGATATGGCAATAGGAACAGCCTGGCTCTCACGGAGAACGGCAACGTCCCCTTCGCCGAGCGGGTCCGTATCCACCGGGAACCACATCGCGAGATTGAGCTGCTTCAGCTCCGGCGCGGATTTCAGCAGCCCGAACGGATCGCAGAGGGTGATCATCAGGTCTGCGCCGAAATACTCATAGTTGGCCGTGATGATGTCATTCCCGGCGGTATCACGCGCACACGGGAGAACTGGGAAGCCTTCCCATTCCAGCACGTTCCCGCCGAAAGAATACGGGCTTGATATGGTAATCTCGTGCCCGAGACTCGCGATCCTCGGCACGAACATCGCAGTCTGGATGCCGTAACCGGATCCGTTCCACGGAGCATTCGAGTGGAAGATGATCCGCACTACCACCTCCAGGACGTAATTATCCTATCATCAGATATATACCAGGAATTCCCCGGTAAAGTCAAGTGCCATCCCTGCCCGTATGTCCAGCAACCGTAAATTACCCTGGATCGCGCAAGTGATGGCAAATTCATCTTACCCTGTTTTTCCTGTAAGGACACGCATGCCAGCTGAATGTCGGGTAAATCCGCCCGCAATCGGAACAGACGCAGCTCGCGCCGAGATAGACGGCGTACTTCAGCCGCCTAATCCTCCGTCTGCGCCTGGGCATTCTGCACTACCGACAGCGCCACGAAGACATTCGAGATGAACTGGGTCATGACATGCTCGGCGAGCCCTGCCACCATCCCGGCGGAATGCAGCTGGGCAAGCCCTCGCATGATCGCGATCGTCTCATCAGGGGGACCGAAAGGGTCGGCGGGCATGTCACTCATCAAAAACGTCCTCCGGGTATATAGTTTCCGAGTCGTCATACTGACCCTGCTGCCAGTATTCTACCTCAATAGGATTCCCGTTGCCGGTCCAGACCTGCCTCTTAATGCGAGGGCAGGCGCGAAGATGATATCCCCCGCAGTACAGGCAGGATGCTTTGGGACTCTCGAAAAGGTCACGCAGGAGCGCCTTCTGCTCCGGGGTCATCTTCTCAGATTCTTCGTCCGGCAAGCCAGTTCCTTCCCGTGTAGGTCCGTGATCCCTGGTTCCCCGCGCTGGTAAATGCTGCGATCTGCGCCAGGTAGGCATTCGGATCGGGACTGCATTCCGGGCATTTCCCCAGCTTCATCGGGTACTCATGTCCCTGCGGGCAGGTCCTGTTATACGCGGATGCCCAGCGCACCGCTGATCTGGCGTGCTTGGGGTCCCGCTGCGGGGGGGTGGGATCAACAGCCGCCCCGCAGCGCCTGCACACCTTGTCCTTGAGAATATGGACATCCTCCCCGCAGCCCTTGCAGGAGGAGAACCCGTAGATCTCCTTGTAATTGACCATCGCGAACCCGCACAGCTCGCGCATCGCATAGACCCACGCGTCCGCCCGGTCGTCGTGGGCTTTTACCCGGTCATCATAAGCAGTCAGGGCGCACAGCTGGCGCTCCAGCTCCTCGAAGGTGCTGCGGTTCCCCACCATGTGCACCTGCCCTCGCTCGGTAAGCGGGGAGATCGGCTGCGCGCGGATCTTCTTGGAGTTCATCGCCTGGATGGACTTAAACGGGATATAGGGATTCTTGTTGTAGAGCATGCCCTTGAAATAGTCCCCGACTCCGTTCTTCTCCCCGACTACCAGGTCAGCATTCCAGCGGTGGAAGGCCCCGATGAGGACATCCATGACCTGATCGGGAGTGCCCTGCAAAGAACAGTCCTGCAGGGTGTAGAGGTTCCGGTCCTCTCCTTCGCCGCAGACGGAGATCCCTGTCTCGTCGGATTTGAAAGAAGAGGAGCTTGCCGGGTCCACCGCGACGACTACCCGGCGGAAATCCGGGACTTCATCAGGAGCCACCCGGTACTTATCGAACCATTCCATCTGGAACAGCGCCCCGGGGACTTCCGCGATGAACTCGCCCTGGAGTTCCTGCCGTTCCAGGAACGAGCCTTCCTCGAATTTAGAGGTGACCCTCTCGATCATCTCGGTGACGCCGCCCGCTTTCCAGTTCTCGGCGGAAGTGGCGTGAGTGAAATGAACCTTGCGGGGGTTGGTCTCCGCTTCCTTCATGATCTCGCGGAGCAGCTTGGTATTACGCGGGGTGGTGGTGATCATCAGCTGGCCCTTGCTCACGCGAAGAGCGGGAAGCAGCCCCGCCTCGTAGAACTCGGGGTAGCGGATGATGCCCATCTCATCGAACCAGCAGTAAGCCAGGTTAGACCCACGGATCGACTCGGGTTTCTCGGCGGAGAAGCCCTGGATGATACTGCCGTTGCGCAAGGTGATGCGCAGGTCATTCTTGTTATGATCGATGATTTCCCCGGGCTGCGCGACGTTCTTGATGCCGCTCGGACCCTCGAAGCAGGTGTTCTTGACATCGGCGAAGGTAGGTCCGCAGACCGCGACCCAGATACCGGGCTCGGAGAGGGCTCTGGAGACCGCCCAGTTGGCTCCGGTGCGGGTCTTGCCGAAACCCCGCCCGGTCATCAGCAGCCAGGTCTGCCAGTCCGGGTTAGCCCCGTCGCAGCCGCAGCGCTTCCCTGTTCTCGGGTCGGGGAGGTGATGCCGGGGATGATCAGGGGGGAGCTGCTTGTTGTAGGCGTCGGTTTCCCAGTTCCGGGGCTCGTTGGCAGCTTTGAAGGCAAGGATCTCCTGCGCCAGCCGCTCCCTGGTCTCCGGGGAGAGCTTCTCGGTCTTGGGTCTTGATGCCACATACCTCCGGACATGCGAGAGCCCCTCAGAGGATCAAGCTCTGAGGGGCTCTCTGTGCTCACCTTGGCGCGAGCGTTGTTATCTTACTACGCGGAATGCCATCGTCGGTGCCCAGTAACCATTCCAGTGCGCATACCCGACCCGGGTCCCGGAGTCATGAGCGCCGTAGGACGTGTGCCACCACCGGGTTTTCATTTCCACGTGCCCGGTGCCGTAGAAGAGCAGGTCCCCTCGCCGGGCGTCAGCCAGCGGGACCTGCCTCAGATGCGGGCTGCGCAGCATATCGTAGGTGCTGCGCCCCAGGTTGATCCCCGAGGAGTGCAGGAACGCCTCGTAGACAACTCCGGAGCAGTCATAACCCTGCCCGCAGGAGGTTCCGCCCCAGGCGTACCAGCAGCCCGCCGCGTGGACCTGCTCCCAGTCCAGCGCGGCATTGCCGGGATTTTCCGATGCCTGCGCGGGAGTCGCGGTGAGGCAGATCCCGAAAATCGCGGCGGAGGCGGTGCTGATGACTACCTCGCGGACATGCTTACCGTGGGAAGCTTTCCTGTGCCGTCCCATGGTCAGCACCCGTCGCTGGGAGCCCAGTCCGAGGTCCCGTCATCGCGGACAGTATTCCAGAACACGCGGGTCTGCTCAGCAGCACCGGCATGCCCCCAGTCGGCGGGGATCCCGCCGTGAGCCGCCCAGGTAGCCGCGCCGAACTGGTACAGCCCCCAGTACGGGTAGCCCTGGTGATTCCAGATCTGCGGGTTCCCGCCGGACTCGCGGGTGATCACGCATGACTGGAAGCTGCCCATTCCCGCCGTGGAGACGTTGCTTCCTGCTGCCTGCACAGGGCGCTCTACGGGTGCCTGCTGCGTCACCGTATGCCGGGGGGTATATGCCGCTACCCTGGTCTCTGCGACTGGCTGGGGGACGTACGCGGTCTTGCACGCGATGATGAAGACCTGATCGCGGTAGATCAGGTCCTGGTTCTTGATCTTGCCCCTGTTCGCGACGAAGATCCCGGTCCAGTCTGCGGGATTGCCGCAGAGGTCCCTCGCGATCCCGGAGAGGGTGTCCCCGTCTTTCACGGTGTACGTGCGTGGCTGCGCCGCGCGGATTACGTCAGTAACGGGAAGGTGCTGCGACGGGAGGGTGGAGACGGGCGATGCCGGGAGTGCCCCTGCCGATGCCGTAGCAGATGTGCCCGCGATGATCGCGGTAGCCGCAAGACCTGATCCTGCGGCGGCTACTGCGGTTCCCGTCCTGCTGGGGCGGCGGTGCCGTCCTTTATGGGAGAGCATATGACTCCTGAGCTAGCAGTATGCTCGCAGGACGTCCTCAGGAATCGTGAAGGACAGCGAGCCTGTCAGTGACAAGGGATAGCTGTCCTTACGTCACTTATACCGCTATGGTGGCACTCCCGTCAAACGCTGTCAGGCGAATCGGGAAATTCCATCGCTTCCGCGATGCGGATAAGGTCTGCCGCAGGGTACGCCCGGGGCTGCCTGCCCTGGCTGCGGTAGTCACGCATCCGTATCACGCCAGAGGGTTCCAGCCCTTCTTCCTTCACCCGTTTCCGCAGGTCAGGCAGTGATATTTCAAGGAGCTGCGCCGCGAACGGGAGGGGCCAGCTGGTCCCGTCGAGGTCCACGAAGGGAAGGGATCTCCAGCTCCCCGGGAGAGGGGGAAGAGAATGGGCTCCGTCAGGCATCCTTCACCTCGAAAGGCACGACGCCCAGGACGGGAGTACCGTAAGTAAGCTCTTTGCAGATGTGCGTCATCGCGAACGGTCCCTGGTCATACCGGGCATGGCACATCGAGCACCGCCGGGGATCAGGCTTCACGGGAGGAGAGTACTTCCTGTCTTTCCTGCGGACATATCCTCCGATAGCGCTCATGCGGGCAATCCTACGATATTATCCTGCCAGACGACCTCCCAGTTGCCCGTCACCGGGGAATACTCCATCCGGGCTTCGGGCTTCCTGCCTTCATCATCCTTGCAGCCCGGGTTAACGCAGTAGATCTTGCCCTCCAGCGATCTCATGCGCAGCGTGTGATTGTGGCAGAACGGGCACGCAGCCTCAGGGGTTCCCGGGTTGCGAGGGAGCCTTTTCGGGACTTCCGTCAGCTCCAGCGCAATGGATGCCCTGCGAGACCATTTCTCCAGCTCCTTCGTGCAAACGCGGACCATGAAGTCATCGGTGCCCTCGGAGAGCTGGCAGACCGCCTCCAGCGCCTTGCGGGTATTAGCGTTGCTGTTTCCCCGTGGGCGTTGCGGCAGTACCAGCTCCCAGCGCATCTCCCTTTCCAGCTTGCGGGAGAGAGCATGCAGTTCGAGATGGGAATGCGCAACCGGGGCATGCCATGGAGGCTGGGAGAAATCGATCTTCCCGTGAAACCCCCCCGAGGGCTTTGATGGTCTCTCCGCGATGAGGACTTCCAGTTTCTCATCAAGAGCGATGGCGTGAGCGGCTGAATCGCGCAAGCTCTCCCGGAGGGCAACGTGCGTGCTTTTGACTGCTGGCATGATATCTCAGATTACCACGAAAACCAGTTCGAGTACCTGAGGAAAAAAGGACCCGGAGAGAAGGATGTGCTCTCCGGGTCCTGGTTTACTACGCGACCGACTCGTCTTCGAGGATGTTCATGATCTTGTCCAGGGTCTCATGATTTATGAGCCTGGAGTGGACGAGGTGAACATCGTCATCGACGTAAGTCGCGACGAACTTGATGAGACCCAGGTCCTTCAGGGTCTTCTTCTTCCCGGTCATCGCCTGAAAGATCCGGTCCTCCGGTACCGCAACTGCCTGGAGCGTCTGCGTATCGCTGTTACCTGCCGCCACGTCTCATTCCTTCCAGTTCGGGCATGATCATGCTAACACCGCGAGGCTCGCGGTCATTCCCGTCATGCCAGCAGGAACCCGAAGATAGCCGTCCCTTCAGAAGTCTCCTCGGTCGCGGGAGTAAGGTTGGCACGGGCCGCTGCGTCCTTAACGGCAGTGATGAGAATATCAGCCTGTGCGATCAGGTGCTTCTTGCGGGCTTCCGTGACCGCCCCGGACAGGACAATGCTCACGTATTTCCCGACCCGGGTCTCCTTCTGGATCGGCTGCCACTGCCCGGGATGCTTGTCGGTGGGGGCGATTCCCAGCAGGGACACGACCTCCTTGGTGAACCGGACGGTCTCCTCCTCGTCGCCCTTGTGGATCCCGCGACCCTCATCGGGAGTCCAGTTCTTCGTAGGATCCAGCACCGGGAGCAGGCTGACGAACTTCTTCCACTCCCCGAGATATCCACCGAGCCATAGCAAGTGCGAGACCGGGACGGCGGGAACCAGGATCTTCCCCTCCACGATAATGTCCGCGTTCGCGACCTGGTTCGTCCGGTCGGCGGTGGCGGTGATATCCAGTGCGGGGATCCCGCAGAGGGCAGCTTCCCGCAGGACTTCCTCCACCTTGACCGCGACTGCCTTGTGCCTGTCAGGCTCGCGGGCGGTAGACGGGGCATTCTCGTCGTCGGGCTTGTAGACCTTGGTCATCCCAGTGGTGAGAGCCTCGGACTGGACCCGCTTCTGCAAGTCCTTCCCGGCATCCCCGTCCTTCTGGCGGATGTGCATCATGACCCCGGCGACCTGCCCCAGGGTGCGGGTCTTGTCTGGCATCTTGCCCCTCTCATGATGGTGCCCCGGGAGACCTTGCCTTGCCTCCCGGGGCGATAATGTGATGTCACATGGTTTAGAAGACCATTGCTGAATGAACAGCGTGACTCCCCGTCACTGCCAGCGGCGGTCGGTGCATGTTTGCTCTTATGCCTGGATGCCCTAGCCGTTAGACCACGGGGCGATGAGCCGCCCCGGCGGGACTTGAACCCGCAATCTTCCTGGCTGTGCATGCACGCGTTGATCCGGCAGTACGGATCTGGCTTCGGCTTTGAGCGTCAGGCTTGGGCTTGGGTGCACCAGGGCTCTGTCCATTGAGCTACGGGGGCACGGGCGCTCCCGGGAGGACTTGAACCTCCATCTCCTGTTCCGCGCACTTCTCGGCTTCGGCTTGGGCTTCGGCTTGTGCTCAGGGATGAACTTACCATCTCCGCGAAGGTTGTCAAGCTGCTAACCTGGACCGGTGAGCGACTGCTACCTTGATGATGACGGGATGCTCTCTGCGGACTTCACCGTAGTAGAGGGGACCGAAGAGACGGAATGTACTCCGCAGTCCCTGTGGGTCGGGGTGCGCCCTGTCTATTATGGCAGTGAGCCCTCAGATGTCCCGATGATCCAGGTCTGCTACCAGGAAGCGCACATGGGCGGGGCTCTCGCGGGACCGGTATGGATCACGCCGGAGGTATGGAGAGAACTGAACGCCGCTGTCGAGTGGCGGCTGAAAGAGAGGGAGAAAATGTTCCGGCGCAGGAAGACGAAGAAATACTGCCCAGGCTGCAAGAAGAACCGGCGGTGGTTTCCCCGCATGATCTGCCGCAGGTGCTACCGGCAGGGGGAGAAGAAGAGAGACTGGCTGGAAGGGAAGCGCAAGAGGGTGTCACGGTGAGCGTACTGACGGAGGTCACCCCGCTGGAGGGGATCGATCTGGAGGGAAGCCCCCCGTGTGAGGCTGTCATGGATTCTTCCGGGCGCACCTGCGGCGGTCCGGGGGAAATCCGGGTGACTAGCTCCTGCTGCAGCTGCCGGGGAGTCATATCGGGTTTCTTCTGCACATTCTGCTGGTCTTACCTGCGCTTGTTCATCATGTTCCAGGAATGGGCATGCGCGTCCTGCGGCATGTCCAGGGAAATCAGGGAATCATGATCCTCGGGGTGACCGCATCGCGGACCTGGACGGACAGGAAGATGATCTCGGACGGCTTCGATGAGGCGGCTGAGCTTTTCCTGCGCCCGTGGAACAGGAAATCCGTGGTGGTCATCAACGGGGGGGCGCGGGGCGGGGATGAGCTGTGCCGGGTGGAAGCGGATTCCCGGGGATGGCACACCGCGATCATCAAGCCGCTGTGGGGTTTCTACCAGAAACCCGCCGGGCATGTCAGGGATGCCGCGATGATCTACCTGGGGAAAGGTAATGCTAGCAGGTGGCTGGCATTCATCAGCCAGTGCGTCCTGGTAGAATGCCTGGATGAGGAGCCTCATGATTCTCATGGAGCGGGAAAGACCGCCGAGAGGGCAGAGGCTGCCGGAATCGACGTCAAGAGGTACGGATGGCGGTACTAGAACCGGGGCTTATCGGGGTGATGGGGGATGTCCACGGAAATAAGAGATGGACGCTGCAGGCAGTCAAGGACATCTGCGAGCGGCTGGAACCCCCGAGGATCATCTTGCAAGCGGGAGACTTCGGAGTACGCCCGGAAAGGGAATTCCAGCTCTTCGGGATGGAATTCCCGCATATCCAGGAAGGCTTCCCGCCGGAGGAACTGAGCCAGGTCCTGGAGGATAATGACGCGGAACTGCGGATCTGCGAGGGTAACCACGAAGATCATGACATGCTGGACCGTCTTGCCGAAGGGCTCGGCGGGCTGCCTATGATCCAGATAGCCCACCGGATCACCTGGCTGCGGCGGGGATTCCGGTGGAAGTGGCACGGGAAGACCTGGCTTGCCTGCGGGGGCGCGGTCAGCGTGGATAAGCTCCTGCGCAAACAAGGAGTCAGCTGGTTCCCGCAGGAAGAGATCACTGATCTCGATGAGCAGCTGATCTGCCTGCAAGGACCGGCAGATGTCCTGCTGTCCCACGATGCCCCTTCCGACGTCCCGCTGAAGCTCTTCGATCCTCCGCCGGAAGCCTGGAAGCCGATGATCCCGAGGGCGGAGGCTCACCGGGACCGATTGCAGCGGATCTGCGTGGCAGTGAAGCCCTCGTATATCTTCCACGGGCATTACCATCAGTCACAGGTGACCATCAAGCACGCTGTCTGGGGAAAATGCCGGTTCACCTCCCTGGACATGGACGGGACGCGGAAGAACTGGGGCATCCTGAACACCGAGACCATGGAGTGGAAATGGCAGTAGGATGCTGGTGCTGCGGGCAGGAATGCATGTTCTGCCATGATTCCTCCTGTGACCGGCACTGGTGCACTGAATGCAAGTACAGCGGCTGCGACTGGTGCTGCGGGTGCCCTGACTGCAAGAAGCACCATCGCGGCGGCTGGTCTCCGGAAGGACTCCAGGTCCGCCACGGGGGAGCCTGGGACCGGGTGCTCGTGCCTAATACGGGAAATGAATGCCGGGAGGAGGATCCAGGAACGAGGTCTCGTAGAGGTGACGCAGGTCAGGGAAGTCCGGGGGGACTGGCTGCTGACTCTTCTCCAGCGTCCTGACCTGCGGGGAATTCGCTGTTCCCAGTACATACAAGATAACGGCGAGCAGCAGGATCCCCCACCAGGTGCCTACGGCGATCGTGGAGTGGGCGTTCCACGCCCAGTGCTCCTGCCCGGTGAAGGCATCTTCCTTCTCCCCGTGATACAGAGCCGCAGGCCATAGCAGGAACGCCGCGAGGACAGCCAGCCCGCCGAGGAATCCCCAGACGGGAGCCCAGCTGCGGGTGAACTCATACTGGTACTGAGTGGGCTTCTTCGCAGGGCGGTAGGGCAGGTTACTCATCACTATCACATCCTTTCACCGGATGCAACCATGAGGATGACATGGATATTCCCCGGGATCAGGTACTGATCTTCAGCTCCGCCGAGCGGGGCTACCTCATCGATGCCATGATGATACTCAGGCATACCGTCGATGAGCTTCCCACGGAGCTGAAGTGGCACTGGGAGCAGCGCCAGGAACTGGATATCCTGCTGCAGCACCTGATGCGGACGAGAGGGGACCACCCGGAGCACCAGCTGCTCGGGAAGCAGGTTACCGTTACCCTGGACAGGGAAGGCGTCAACCCGGACGGTGGTGCCTACGGGAGTAACGAGATCATCTCCGGGCAGCTGCTGGGGATAGGCGAAGGCGGGAACTTCGAGATCCTCGAAGATGACGGGATGGTCTATCACTGCTGGCCTGCGCTGGAGATCAGGGAGAGAGATGAAGAGGGAGATCGGCATCGACAAGCTGGGCAGGGCTGACCTGTCACTCATACGGAAGCAGGATCATATGAGATACCTTGCAGAAGAATCCCCCGATGGGACGATTACCCTCGTGCCGCTGATCCCGGCGAGGATCCCCCGGGTGCCGCTGCCTGATGCAGAGACGGAAACGGCGGGAATATGAGCAGGAGAGGGAAATTCAGCCTCCCCGAGACACTCGGGGTGGTCGTGCTCGCAGGGGTACTGTGGACGGTCGTGGTGATCGCGGATCAGCACTCATCCGCCCATCCGGTGCAATCGCTCATCGCGGAGCAGGCGGCAGTGTGGATATCATTCGCGGCAGTCGCGTGGTATATCTGGAGGATAACGAGAAGATGACGGCAGAGCAGTGGAAAGTCACCATCGGGGCGATCCTGCTGATCCTGTTCATCATCGGGATTCTCGCGATAGCCAGCTTCTTCGACAGTAAATCCCGGCGGGAACGGGGGCTCCCCCCGAAGAAAGAGAAGAAGAACCACCGTCATGAGAAATGATATCTACATCAGCCATATCACCGGGAGGTGCTCCGTCTGCGGGTGCCCCATCCTGGACTGCGGCTACTCTGATGACCCGGAGAAATGGGAACACGATTTCTCCTGCCAGGAGACGTCGTGATGCGGCTGTGCACCCGGATGCGCATCGACGGGGAGGAAGCCGTGGTGCTGGACCTGTCCCTGGTGGACCACTCCCGCTGGGAGGAGCTGGAGGAGCAGGATCCCTCCGTGGTGCACCTGGAAGGATGGGTCCTGCGGGAGGAGCGGACGTGATCAGGCTGCCGCCATCCAGTGCTTCACCGGGTAGGTAACAGCCAGGACCAGGCACCTCCTGCCCTGGTACTTGACATACCCCCCGACCACCGGAGCCCTGCTGCGGGTGACCGTGCGGGTCTCCCCGCGATCTGAGATCTTCACCGTGATGACCATCGTCTTCCTTCTTCCCTGAGCCTTCTCCCCAGACTCTACCCAGCCTCCGGCGGATAAACATCCCCGGAGGCTTCCTTTATGCCCAGGAGCCACTCCCGGGCATACCCGATGTGGTGCCGGGTCAGCCCCGTGTGCTCATCTACCCAGATGACCTTGTGCAGCTGGTCTCCCGCGAGCTTCGCGGTGACAGGACCGGCATCAGGCTCGTCGTCAAACCAGGCGAACGGGCGGCCAGAGGTCCACGGGACGATGCCCTCCGCTTTATGCCGGACGAAGCCGAAAGGGACATGCGGAAGCTCAGGAAGCCCGAGCCATTTCCCTACCTGGGAGCTGGCACACTCCTCCCAGGTAGTCCCCCAGGCAAGCTCAGCACCGGTCTCGCTCGCCAGGTCCCGCAGCCATCTCCCGTGAGCGGGATTAAGGAACAGCCGGTATTCAAGTCCCCGGAACCATCCTTTGCGGGTAATCCATCCTTCATGATATTGCAGTCTCCTGCGGGTCTTGCAGCTGAACGACGGATTAAGCACCCCGTCTACATCAATCAGTATCAGCGGTCTCATTCTCCCCCCTTCCGTCAGCTATCCCTTCTCAGTCTACACGTAACGCGTGATCTGGCGAAAATACTGCTACTACCATTCCCGGGAAACTCTTTACACGCGAGGAGTTTTTTTCCTCAAAATTCCTGACCACTGTTTCCTGGTTACATTCCTGCAGGTCAGGCGGCTTCTGGAGATAACTTCTCACATTCGGGAGGGTGCTTGCCGGTACACTCGAACACCTGTTCTCCTAAGTCGAATCATTACCCTTGCTAACGGAAGTGCTTTCGAATAATACTGCGTACGCTGTACGCGTTATATTCCGAAAGCTTGTTCGGGAGGGTACTTATTAGCTTCGCTAACCACTTGTGCCTCCGAGATCGTTAGCGGAGCTAACCTTTACTGTTAGCGTTGCTAACTATCATTGTTAGCGTTGCTAACGAGATCATATATGATCTAACGAGATATCGTACATGAGATAACATTCGAAAGGTCGAATTCATATACGAGAC